CCTGATAGTAAACAACGGAACCTGAAAGTCGACCCCAGTTCGTACCGGCAGGGTCGGTTGTACCCGTAGAACCAGTCTGCCTACCGAAATAGAACCCTGACGATCCGTTCTCGTCGATGGTTACGACATTGTTACCACCGTTGAGATAGATGCCGTTGAGTGTTTTGAATCCTGATGCGTTAGCGGAAGTGTCGGAAGCGATGGTGAAGTAGCCGGTGTATTGCGAACCGATGCCGATGCGCAAAGACCTTGAGCCACCCTTACCAGCCCAGTAGACCTGAACCGTTGACACCAGAATTGGTTTGTTGCCCAGCGAGTCTGCCCGGCCAGTAGTTGGAAGTGCAACACCATTCGCGGCGGTGTTGCTGTAACACTTTGAGAACCCTGTGAATGAGGTGGTGACATCAGGTGTTGCACCACCGACAAAGTTTAGAGCGGTCATATTATCCCCTAGAAGTTATCCACGACAGTGTTTTGATTTACGGCTGGCACGTTTATATCGGTGATTGCGTATGGTTCGAGCGTGGCGATGCGTTCTTCCCATCGCTCATACCCGGCAGTCGTGGTCACACCCGGCACCGTAATGTTCGAGTGCGCCTGAATCGCATCAACGGCGGTGATGCTGACGTAAGTGTCGATAGCGAATGTGGTCGTATTCAGAACGTATGCAGAATTGATGTCAGCAATAGTTCCCAGATAGACCGACCCTTCATCGGGTGTTGCGAACTGGGTTGAGTACACCTGAACGGGCATGCGCGGTGACAGAGTTGCCACAACGGCCGGATCGAGTGAATTGTACAGCACAATCGTTGCCAGCCCGACGTTCAACGAGTCAAGTCCGAGCACACCGACAGTTCCGCCGCGCTGAATCTGCACCTCGTTACCTTCCGACAGAATCTCTGTCCATGCCAGCGTGGACTTATTCTGCACACGGATACGGAGATAGTCATACGGGACAGCCGAATAGGTCATCGCATACCCAGACGTTGAGCATCCTGCACAGCCTTCATAACGGTACGGCCAACGGTGACGCTAGGAGTAATGCCGGTCACGTTCACAGTCACCGGAGACTTCGATGTCGATGGGCTGGTTGGTGCTTTAGCAGGTTTGAACCCTGTGATAACAGTTCCGCTCATCTCAAGACCACCGAAGATGCTGGCGTTGAAAGCGCTAATGTCATCGAGCACCTTCTTGACATCGCGTAAGAATCGGTAAGTGTCTCGAGCAAAGATGCCAATCGCTTTGATGGACTGACCTAGTTCATCGATAGCCTTCTTGCCTGATGGGGAAGCAACCCAGTTGGTGAATCCGATGAGTGCATTCTTTAGATCGTTGACAGCATCTTTGCCTTCTTTTGAATCCATCCATGTTGAGAATGCGGTAGCGAGTTCATCGACTGCCGGGAGTAAAGCAAGGGACAACGTTTCCAGCAGGTTCTCAAAGCGTGCGCTCATTCGGTCTGTAGCAGATGCGGTCGCAGCTGCAGTGCCACCAACCTGCGTTTCGATGGCCGACAGAATCAGTTCTTGTGCTTGGAGCAGTCTGTTCGACTCAACAAGCGCCCGAATCTTGTCCTGCTCGGCTTTTGTAAACGTGACACCAGCCTTGCGCAATGCTGTAAGCCCCTTGATGGGGTCTTGGAGCGCCTTACCGAGCTGCTTTGCGTTAGTCTCTACCTCACCGAATCCTGCGGCCGCTAAGTCGACTGCAGCGATTGTTGCTCGGTCGAATGCTCCACCCGTTGTGTCGGCTGTCTTTGCCAAGTTCTTGAATGTGAGCAGGATGGCTTCGGCGGATCGCACCAGCTCGTCATCGACACCGGTCGCGTAAGAGATTGCTTCGGCATACTCGGACAGTCGCTGCGTAACCTTCGCGGTGTTCTCCCCGAACAAGCCCATCTGTTTTGCGATGTTCTCGAGTCGACGCTCGGACTTTCGGGCTTCTTCACCCATCTTGATGAAGTTCGGTAGGAACATGATGATTGCGCCAGCGACGGCGAGGAATGCCCCGGCCACAGCGCTCATCGCGTTACGAACAAGCTTGCCGAACGTTAGCGCGTCACCTGACGCCTTCTTTAGACCGCTTGCCCACTTGCTTGTCTGTGCGACAAGCGTGAGCACCATATTGCCTTTAGCCATTACGCGTTATTCCATCCGTAGGTGTCGATGCCGTTGTGTTCGAGCCACTTCCGCATCTCTCGAGTCCACAAGCCAGCAATGGCAGGTCGTGATTTAGTTCGGGCAGTTCGCAGATAAGGGTTACCCGCCTGTCGAATAAACTCGCCGCTTTTTGTTTGTGAAGGTGACCGGTACATGCCCAGCGATGTGCGCTTACCATAACCCACAATCTCAGCCGACTTACCCTCTTTGATGAGGGTTCCTTCGCCGCGTCTAGCCCTTCGTCGCACATCAACCACAACAAGGCCACCGAAGATAAACTGTGACGGTTTGTTGTTCTGGGTGATGCGCTTCGAAGCGAACGGCTTGATTTTGCGTTGTAGAGCACCGGACAATATTGGTGCTATCTTGCGTGCGTTGTTAGCGACGATGGTGGCCGAAAGTTTGTTGATACGCGAAAAAAATTCTTTCTCGGCACCTAGACGTTTCAACCGTTGGATTGCGCCCTTACCTCCGTACAGTCCACTAAGGTAGCTTCGACCTTTTCGGTCGATGTCAACCGTTACCCGAGCGAGCGGGGTGAGGGAGACGGGCATGTTAGACGACGGCGAGGACGGGTGCGCCCACAACCTCGAAACGCACACCAGTCCACGAGAACGTGCCATCGGCGGATGCGTCTCCACCGAACGGCAAGCGACCCTGTGCAGGTATGCGAAGAGTACCGGTGAAGTCTGAAGCGGTCGGTGAAGAGCTTGTGAGCACGAAAGGTACTTCGTCACCCGGGTTGTTCCAGCAGGTTACGAAGAACGATCCAACATCGGTTGATGTCACACCCGAGAGTTCGATGTACCAGTCGCTCGAGCCACCAGCAGCGGCATCGGCGAAAGTAGTAACATCGCTTGATGCTTCCTCGGACTGGAGCATGATGCTGGAGAGTTCAGCGGTATACGGATCACCGTCGACCGTGATAGTGATGGAGTTCGCTTTTACACGATTGACCATGATTTATTTCCTTTACAGTTGTAGGTTTTGTTTGACCGTGATGGTCGACCCCAGATAGACACCAGTAGGAATCTCAACCGATGCGGGCTTTGAGATTTCAGCGGTGTACATCCCCGGGGCATTAGAGATAGCGACGAGAACCGTTTCCACGGCATCGTCAAGAGCTTGCGAAATAACAACGTTAGTGCCGTTAGGCGCAATGATTTCAACATCGAACGAGACAACGAATTCACCGAACGCTTCGCCACTAACAACCCATGAATCGGCTGGCACCATGATGGCCATCGGTGGTACGCCGCGATCAGGTACTTCGGCATACGCACGCACCCCTGCTGTCTCAAGAACAGCGAGGAGTGCGGCGCGTGCTTCAGCAATCATGCGAAAGCGTAACCGTTGATGATGGGGTTGAGCAGCGGGTAAGCCCCAACTAATGGATCGCGTGCGACCCGTTGAGTTGTGGTTCCGTCGAACGTCGCAAATTGTGCGATGCCGTTCGGTGCAGAGCGCCGGTTGAACAGTTCCTGACCAACCTCGAGTCTGGCGCGGTCAAAGACATCGTTCGGAACATCACGATCGCGGATGTATGCGTTGACGAGCGTTGTCGCTTCGTCCCAGCATTGTTCTACGAAGGTGTCATCGGCGGATGCGGAGTTCACATACGCTTTGAGGTTGTTCCATGTCATGGCCACGCCAGTCTCCTAGAGGTTATTACGGGGTCTGGTCGATGGGGATGATGAACGCAGGGTACTCGTCAGCGGTGGCCGTGTAGGTCGAGAGCGAGAACTGCTCCGACAGGTTGACGGCGTTTTCCTGCGAGAGACGAAGTGCTCCCGAGGTGTACTGACGGAGAGCAAGCGATGAAACGAATGCGCACTCGTCCTTGTTCGTGTAGTCCAGTCCAGCGTCCACAATGATTGGGATGCCAGCGATTGATCCACGGAGTCCCGAGGGGTTCGCCGAACCGACAGCACCAAGGGCTTCACCCGAGAACGAGATGACCGGGGTTCCGTCGAGAGCGAGCAAGTCCTTGAAGGTGGCCTTGTCGACAACGAGTGCATCAATCTGGACACCGTTGGGCTGGAAGTACGTTGCAGCTGCGTCAGCGAGTCCGCCAACCCATCCGTCGTACGTCAGTGCCGAGAGCGTGACCTTGTTGCCAGCGGTGAGCTGTGCAAGGACAACGGCTTGGTACTTGACACGGAGCAAGCGTCCGAGTGCGTTTCCGAGGGCGATTGCCTGACCACGGAGAACCGAGTTGAGGTAGTCAACCGAAGAACGGTCGATGACCTGACGCGAAAGCGACGAGTGCGATCCGACCGTGATGATTGGCTCGCTCGAGGTTTCGAGGTTCAGCTGGTAGTAGCCAAGGTCTTCACCTTCGCCGGGCTGCTCGTCGGTTCCATCGGTGATGGAGTCGACCTGCGCGAACGTGATGGTCATTCCGGTGGGGGGAGTGACACCAGTTCCGAACACGGAGCCGAGAGGGTTAGCCTGTGCGACGAGACGGATGAGGTCTACGTCGATGGGGGTGGTGATGCTGTCCGTTGTAGTAGCCCCGGTGAAAACTCTGTCGTACATCTTAACAGCGTTTTCGTCGTTGCTGACGAGTGCTTGGAGGAAGTCTCCAGCGGTGCGGTAGCTCAAAGCGGCTGCTTCGACGTTGCCGAGGTCGGCGATTTCTCGCTCAACCATTTCAATGCGCTCACGAACTTCGGCGAGTTCGGGAGTTAGGTCGCGAATTTCATCCACGATTTCTCCTTTTTGTTCAGCCGATACAGGGATGTCCTGTTCGGGTTCGTCACGCAATTCGGTGACAGTCGCTCCCTCATACCAAGGGAACGAAACTAGTGAGACTTCACGCACGTAGGCATCGGTGACGATGCGGTTGCGTTCCTCGTCTGTGGTGGACTTGCGCATGAGGAATCCAACCGAGAAGCGGTTGATTACACCATCCTCGAGGAGTGCGATGGCATCCTTGCCACGCGCCGTTTCGGAGATTGTTGCGCGAATCTCAAAGCCTTCGTCAGTGTGACGGCCTTCAATGATGCGACCGATTGGTTCTGACTTGTCGTGTTGCCACATGAGTTTGGCTTCGGGGTCGAGCGTGACCGAGTCCCGGGCGAACATTTCGCCATTCTCGAGCGTGCCGTAAGGGACAGCAATGCCAGCGACTTCGCGCTTGTCCTTGTCAGTGAGACGGAACTCCATCTCACGGGTTTCAAATTGTTCCATTGGTGGCTCCTAACAGTGGCGCGAGCTTCTCGTCCTCACGGACTTCATCGATTGTTTTGAAGCCTGCTGCGATTGCGATCTGGTGGGCTTGGTAGCGGGTAAGTGTGTCGTTGCGGAGAAGTGCGTCGATGTTCATGCGTGCGTCGGTTCCGCGTGGGAGAAGTGCGCTCATGGCTTGCTCAATCTCGACGTAGTAGGCAGACAGCGAGTACCGGGTGAAAGCGATCTGTTCTTGTTCGACGTTCGAGTAAGTCATGCTCGAGCCTGCTTCGGCGAGCATCATGTTCGCGGGAATCCCTAGGATGCGACAGACCTGAGAAGTGTTCCACTGCTGGACTTCCACGAACATTGCGTCGCGTGGGTTCAGGAACAAGTTCTGAATCGACAACTCGGTAGGTGCCACCACACTGCCACCAGTCTGCGCATTGCGCAACGACTCGGCAATGTCAATTAGCGTGTCAGGCGAGACGGGAACCTTCGGCGAAACAACCTGCGCAGCCATACCCGAATCCGAGAACCACTTTGACGCAAAGTCGCGCGTATCCTTCGAGTTGCGCAGCTCCGCTTGACAAGCCTGAATCGGACCAAGGCCGTAAAGGTTGCCGGGCATAGCAAGCATCTTGAGGTGCTGAATCTCATTAGGTTGGTATTCAGTAGTACCCCGATAGGTGTACCCGGTGAGTTCTCCGCTATCCGTCGACTCAATCAGAATGTCGAATGGGTTCAGCACTTCAAGTTTCACAGTCTCGCCGCGACCGTTGCGGGAGATACGCCAGTAAGCGTTTCCGGCCACAGCCATCGAGTTGACAGTACGCGCCATAAACTCGGCACGGGTTATCTTGTCATCCGGTTGCTTTACCCACAACGGTGTCGACTCGAGCCGAACATCGTCACGGTAAAGGTGCACACCGATCTGCTTGATTGCGTTCGACAGAATTGAGACGCCACGGTAGACGGCGGCGATGCTTACAGCTTCGAGAGTGTTCACACCAGCCGATGCCGACCGGGGAGGTGGCACGATAGACGATCGCGTTGTCAGTTCGGTGCTGAATTCGGACGCGACTGAACGCACCGTCTCGATTGCTCGGAACGGGTTCAGGAAGTCCAGAAGGCTTGCCATACGCAATAATCGTACCACACGACGCAAGAATCTTGCGTGGCGTGTCTAAATTGTACGTTTTATGTTATTGGCAGGAATCGCACTGCATAGAGTCCATCGGGTCAACGGGTGGGATGGGGTAACCATCGAGAGTCTGCTTGTCCATAGAGGACTAGATTACCAGACTAGATCATGATGCTGCGGGTTGCCACAGCCTTGAGTGTTTCGGCTCCATGACAAGCAATCACAGTGGCCATGACCGCATCAATCTCAACACTTGAATCAATGCGCGAAATCATGAAGCCATCCATGACAGCCTTCTTGACCGTTCGCGGAATCTGAACGGACAGCAACGGGTCTGGTGCGTGCTTGAGTGTTTCGCTTGCTAGACGAGAATAGAACGTAGATGAAGCCCGGATAACATCAGACTTCGCAACAAGCTTTGAGTTCAGGCCGCGCAATTCTAACTCGTTGTGTAGATCGCGCAGGTAAAGACCATCCATCATGATTGCCCGGGGAGAGTGCTTGTGCAACTGGTTGGCGATGTTGACCATCTTCTCAAGTGTGGGTTTGACAATCGACGCGACTATCTCGGTGTGGATTATGCCGTCGACAAGTACAGCTGCGGCAACGGTCGCATGCTCCCAGTCCGGTGTCCGGTCAATACCGAACACAACTTGACCGTCGGGCAACTTCTCATCAATTCCGCGCTCGTTCTTTTGCCACATGGCAAAGGGGATGAAAGTGTTTGTGCTGGACTTGATGAACCGGTTCAGATAATAGCGAATAATGTCATCCTCGGGAATGCTTGACCTGCACTCGTAAAGTACATCCGCTACGTCCTTGCGGCCGTGTTGAATTGATGGGTTGGCTTCGGTGAGTAAAGCCATAAGTGCATCATCATCTTTTGGCACATACGCTTCTGACGCTTCCCATATCCACGCGCCGAACCGGGGAAGTTCCCCCGCGATTGCTTTGTCTGCACTTGCGTAAAGTCTGGCCAGCAATTTTGAGTCTTCGTTGCCCGCCGTTGTTATGCCGTAAATGCATGAATCTTTTCTCGCGCCTTGTCCGGCCACAAGCGCAGAATAAGCGTCTTCATCTACGAGGTGAACTTCATCGACAATACCGATACTGATGGGGATACCTTGCAAGGTCTCTGCTTTTGCCGCGCGAATATCATAAGTTGTTTCCGTCGTTGTTTTGATACCTCGCGTTTCAGTGTTCTTCTTCATCATGTTTGACAACGTGGGGTTTGAGAAGATGATGCCCTGAAGTCGATTGTAAAGAAGGCGTGCCTGATCGGCTGTCGATGCAATTCCAATGTTTGCCTGTTTAGGTTTGCGCATGAGCGCGAACAATCCGATGGCTGTCAGAAGCTCTGTTTTACCAGATTGTCTCGGGCAACTGATAAGAACGCTACGGAAACGCAATTCGCCCGATGGTAACAGTTCGGTAACGCGGCGAAGCAGCTCACGTTGCCACGGATCGAACTTGAAGTCCTCGCCATTAGCAACACCCCACGCAAGCTCGAACGCCGGGAGGTATTTATCAATACCGGCTTTGAAGTCGGGCGTGAGTGGCGGTGTATGACGTGCCGGACTAAATACCACGGCGCAACAGTTCAGCCAAAGGATCCATCTCGACCTTTACGCTTGGCCGTTCTTTCAGAAGTGACCGGTGAAGCAACCCGAACTGCGCAATAAGCGCGGCGGTCACTTCCCGGTCTAATTCGACGGCTAAAGCTTGCAGCGCAACTACCGAAGGTGCGTGCGACGCATCCAACCAAGTCTCGTTCTCTACGAACTGTTTGACGGATTCTGTGAAGTTCACGGTCATGCTCCTTGAATGTTTCAGTTTTCGGGGATAAAAATGCCAGTATGGAGGCGGTTATTCAGCGGTTCTGTAAAAAAAACAGCCCGCCTATTTACTGGGATGTAGGGGTAGGGGTATTTATTTATCACGGGATGATAACCCCCCATCGGGGGTTAGACCAGTTGATTCGAGGAGCGATGCTGTCACCTTTGAGACCATTGCATCGTCGGCACATTGCGATGAGGTTGCCCGGTTCATTGCCACCACCCTTTGAGTGAGGGATGACGTGATCTACTGTGTCGGCATCCCCGCCGCAGCTGTAGCAGATTCCTGAATCACGCTCAAGGATGAAGGCGCGTGTGCGCTTCCACTCTTGAGTGCGTAGGTCTGGTCTATCTTTCGATGGCATTAGATGACCTCGAGTCCGGCGAACTCGCCGCCCGGTCGTGTGACCATGATGATAGCGCCGCGTTTAGCGACGTCACCTGTTTTGTGTTTCCACCATGTGGACTCTGACTCCATAGTGGGTGTGCAGAGAACAAGTCGGTCTCGCTTGGAGCGAATGCTGAACTCATGTTCATGGCCGTGGACGAGGATATGACCAGCCTGCGCAGCGTGCAGATTGAATGATTGACCCGCCCACCAATCCATCGACTTACCCCGCGCCCATTGGTGGCCATGTACCAAGACCATGACGGTACCGTTGAAGTCAATGACCAGATGATCCGAGTCCACTTCCGGGACGTGTATCTTGACATGCTTATACCTTTCTGGGTTTACTGCAAGAGCATCTGCAACCGCGATGGCCGCTTCTGTAGCGTGACCATCATCAGCTCTTGTCTCTTGGAATCGTTGGAGTTGGTCGTGGTTGCCGTTGACCACTGACAGCCACACTTGCGGTGCGGTGATAAATGCTTCGATGTGAGCAAGTAGCATTCGACGCAGAATCCGGGTTTGTTCAGTAACGGTAAGTCGTGAACGCCACATGTTGCGTCCGTTCTGTGATTGGTTGCCTTCGATACAGTCACCAACCAGTGCGATATGAACCGGCGGTCGTCCAGCATCACGCCACCGGGTAACAGCAGTCTCCAAGGACTGGTTCCATCGTCGGATAATGCCAGCAGTCCCATCGCCGTCGATGTCCTTACCGATTTGGGTGTCCCCGATAAGCAGATGAAGTACCACATCGGTGCTGGTCGGTGCGGGTTTAGCCGGTTTCTTTTTTCCAACCAGAGCAATAAGCTCGTCGATGTTTTTGGACTGAACATCTTGCTCAATGCGGAAACGGTAGAACCATGTCGGGCGCGTAACAGCGTCCGCACCAGCTGTGCTTCGTGTCCACCCGTGAGTTTGGTGACGGGCTTCAACCAGTACAGCGCGGTAGCCGGTGGGGATGACTCCGCCTTGAGCCAAGATGAATTGTTTGATGGCTTCATCGCCTTTTACCTGTTCTGTTGTTGTTGCTTCGATTGTTGATGCTTGTGGATCGTGTGGGTCGAATGATTGGGAGAATGTCCAGTCACCTGAACGTCCGGCCTTAATGGGCTTTGGTGTTGGTGTCTGGAGCAGTTCGCCGAGATCCATGAGTTACCGGCCGCAGGTCTTACATTCGTTGAGCCGATGGGTGCGGATGGTGGAGTCGGACATGGGGCATCCGTATTCGCGGAGTACCCGGCAGATGTGGCTGGTCTCGGTGGTTAGATCCTGAAACGCTGCGGTGATGGCTGCACGTTCTGATTCGTTGATGGATACCCACCATTGTGACCATTTGCAGGCGTTTGTTCGCCTTGGCGGTGCTTTGAGCATTTCGTCGAGGTTCATGCGAGCATCCACAGGATTACGCCGACGGAGTTTGCTATGCAGACGGCCGTGAGTACGGTGATGAGTTGGCGGTGTGTTTTGATGCTGGACTGTTGATCTTGCAGCTGCGCGACGATGGCTTTGTTCATGTCGGCTTGCAGTGTGAGTCCTTTGACCATGCCGGTTGATGAGCGGACGATGTCGTTGTTGAAGGCTAGTTGTTGGTCGATGAATGCTTCGGCTGATGTTTCCATTAGAAGGGCAGGCTTTCGGTTTCGGGTTGCTTGAATGCTGGCTTGATGTGTGGGTTGTTGATGGATCCCTTCACGGATGCTTTCATTACACCGGTCGGCGTTCCCTCGAGGTCTCGTGACTCGAATTCCTCGTACTTGAATGAGATGTCACCATTGACAATGATGTGGTCTCCGGGGTTGACGGTTGTCTTATCTGTCCAGACTGTCCATGGCCGTTCGTATGAGCCACCGGCTTGGGTGCGCATTGTTTCAAGCAGCTCAAAGCCCCAGCGCTTGCCGTCTTTGCCGTCAATGAATCGGCTGATGATGCCTTCGATGGTTCCGACGAGTCGGACTTTGCTGACTGCTTCTTGTGGTGTCAAGATTGACATTAGTTTTCTCCGAATTTCTGACCGTATTGCACGATCTGGTTGTAGTTGTGGTCACCGATTATCTCGCAGGCTCGGAGATATTCGGCTAGGTGGCGGAAGCCGTTGATGCGGCCATAGTTGTATTCGCGTTTGAAGTGGTCTTGCGCGTTTACGTCGATGATGCCTTTGATGGTGAGCTGGGACAGGATGTGGTAGAAGCCGCCCCGGGTCTTGATGTTGGTGTCTAGTCTCATTCGAGTTTCCCTTCTCGGTATTGGATGGAACACTGCTCACACTTTAGTGCAGACTTTGACGGATTGTGCAAGCACCGTGGCGGAATATATTTCGGCGTGTCGTTGTTTTCTGTTTCGGAATTATCGGCCGACTGGGCGAAGCCCTGAGTCGTGTCGATTGAGTTATCTATAATTGCCCGCGATCCGCCGTCGGGCTCCGCCCCGGCGGTCGCGGCTTTCTTTATATGTTCGGGTGACATGGGTGTCACCCCTTGGGTGACGTGGGTGTCACCCCCCCTGACACTGGTGTCACCCCCCCTGACATACACGTCACCCCTATTGAATGACGCATTTACGACGTAATATCGGTTGGTTCCGCGATGCCCGGCCTGCCGATCGGTGCGCACTTCGCCTGCTTCCTCGAGGTCGCGCAGGATGCGTTGAGCGTGCCGGACCGATACACCGGCCATGTCGGCGATGCGTGCAAGCGATGGCCATGAGCCGTAATCGTTGCCTTCGTGGTCGGCAAGGATGATGAGGACCAGCTTGTGCAGGCCGTAGACGTTCTTATTATGGATCGCGGCGCGTGTGATTTTGAATGACATGGCTACTCTGGCTGAATCATGACAATTACGTTGCGGAGAGCTACAGCATTTTTTTTGAAACTATCGATGAGTTGTTCGTTACGTTGCTGTGACTTTAAGTCGCTAACCATTTTCTGAACTTTTTTTAGTTCCGTACGTAGCAGATTATTGATACGTGTTCTTTCCTGAAGTGCGCCCTTTGTTTGGGCTAAGTCCAATAGCCGTTCTGTCAGGTTTGAATATTCAGTTACCTGTGTCTCATTCATGTGTCTCCCTAATGAAGTGTCCCCCCGGTGCTAGCACTCACCGAGGGGACAAGATTTTCCTACGGTGCTAGCCGTTGATGATGTTATCACCAAACTCGAATAAAGCGATGCGCATGCCTTCGTCGGTTCCCGGCGGGTCGACCTGCACCTTGACGACCTTGGCTGCTTTGATGCAGCTGTCGTTCTCAAATGCCACACCCTGCAGACCATCCATCGCTACTTTGAGGAAGTTGTCAACGTCGCTGGTGGAATAGCGTTTCGTATACACGTCGACGTGGATGACAAGGTTGCGCGGTTCGACCTGCTTGTCCCCGTACTTCTCACGCCATGCGTCGGCAATACGCTTTTCGTAGTCGGCTGTGGTCTTTGGTGTGTAGACCCCACCGTTGCGTGCGAATCGTGGCCGACCTTTGGGAACCGGTTTGCCGTGAATCCAGATGCCGTGGATCATGTGAGTTCGGTCTTACGTTTGGTAAACGCGGCCTGTAGCTCGTCGGTGCGACCTTCGTCGACGGCTTTTGACCAGAGCGTGTTGAGTTCGTCGAGTGTGGTGGCGGTGGCTGGGTCGATTGGTGTGCCGAGTCCTCGGGAGAATGGTGTGACGTTTCCCCGGTTGACTTTGTCCATTTCCTCACGGCTGGCGCGTTTGTTGCCTGAGTAGCCACAGTTTGCTAATGCGCGACCAACAGCGGATGTTGCACAGTTCTCCAGTGCGCTGGTCTGGTTTGGCCCTGTGCCACCGTCACGCTCGAACGCGGTGTCGGTTCCAGCAGGTCGCAGGTCATCCTTATCAAAGAATATGGATGCGGTCATAACCCATTCCCCACGACTGCGATCACCTTCGGTTGTGATATTGTCCCCGTGGACTGCACCATTCGGGTGGTCTTTCCAGAACCGTTTCAGACGGCTTTCGACTGTTTCGTAATCGTCAAGGTTGAAGCGTGCCATTCTCTATCTCCTTCTCTTGTGTCCACCGGTCGTGGTGAACCATCTCCATCTGGAGTCTCTCGGCCACCTCTATGAGGTCGGCAATCATCTTGTCATCACGCTTGATGATGATAGTTTTCGGCTCGAACCAGCCCGGAGCAAAGCCGTCAGCAGTCTCAATACGCAACAGCCAAGCAAACACACAAGCCGTCGCACCGGTGACATACATTTGCCACTGGACTTGTCGACGGTACTGAATGGGGATGGCATTAGCACCCCAGTCTTTGCCGGTCGTTTTGACTTCGGCTATGAGTGACCAGTCATCGTTGAGTCCGTCGGGTGTGGCCATCTGCCATTTGTGGCCGTCGGCATGGATGAGCCAGTTGTTGTGTGTGATGCCGTACTCGGCTGGCAGGTTCTCCACAATCCATGATTCCCACATGCGACCGAATCGCATGTAGTCGTTGTCACCGATGTCAACCGGGTCGAGCATGTTACGTACTTCGGCGTCGAATCCTGCTGGTGTGGCTGCGCGTGCGACGGCTGTGGCGGAGATGCCGTTACGGCGTGCGTCGAACCATGCGTCGGTGCCGGACAGTGCTACGAAGCGGTTACTTGTTGCAGATGTCACAAGTTTCGCCCGGTTCGTCCCCGACTACCGTGGTGTAGCCCCATTTGGCTTTGTTCAGGCACGTCATGTGTGCCGTCATGGTGTCTTGCAGAATGATGTAGTCACCATTCGGCAGCTGCTCACCTTCGTGAATACTTCTCGCGTAAATTAGATCCATAAGACAATGATGCCATGAAGGACGGACATCTTATCAGGTTGAACGCTAGTTCGCGTTGGAATCTCAACTCGTCACGAACGGCTGCGACGAACATCTCTCGGATGATTAGATCGTGTTCGGCGCGTACTTGGTTGAGCAGTTTATCGTCGGGCATAATCGTGTGCCCAGTTGGACACTAACCATGCCACCGTGGAGATGGTGGTCATTACCCCGATGAACGTGAAGATAAAGATTATCATTGCGTGGAATTCGGTCATTGTTACTCCTGTGCTAGTAGGTGGCTTTATGGTAGCACAAGTGAAGACCGCCACCGACGGGAAGGGGACATCGGTGGCGGTCGGTCTAGGAGCGTTGCTCTACTAGACGGCACTCGTCGGGGGTTCGACGGGTGTGGCTTCTGCAGCTGCGGCTTCAGCAGTCTCCTGCTTCTTCATCAAGTCTTCAAAGTCAAGGTTTCCCTTGCCCATGAGGAACTTGCCACCGTTACGAAACGAGAGGTGTAGGTGTGCGCCGTAGCCGCGTTCTTTGCCTTTGCCTGATGCACCGGACAGACCGATAACATCGCCAGCCTTGACGGCTTTGCCCGGCACGATAAGAATCTTGGACAGGTGTAGGTAGTCGGCTTTGCACTTGCCGTGCTTGATGAGCACCATACGGCCACCAGCGCCGAGCGTGTTGTTGACTGTCTTGACAACGATGCCGTCGGCTACTGCCATGACGGGTGTGCCGATGGCTACGACGTAGTCGACACCGGGGTTGACCGATCCACGCGCTTTATGGTCTTTGAACGTGTCAGATACTTTTCTTGTTTTTGTTGGGCGGTGCCACATGTTTATGCTCCTGTGTAGGTTCGGGGGTTGATGAAGTCAAGGTCTTGGAAGTCGGTGTGCGCCGCGTCATCCCATGTGAAGTAGAACGTGCGGTAGATGGTGCCGAGTGTGATGGTGAACTTCCAGTACTCAAGACCGGTGGTTGCGTGTAGGTCGAACTGGTGGTCAACGTCGAGTGCCCCGGCCACAACGTCCTGCGTGATTGTGTTGGGTGAGCGCACGTACTGGTTGTTGACATACCATTTTGGCATTCCGGCTTCCATGAGGGTTGCGGTGATTGTGCCGTCGGCTCCGACACTTGTGCCACCCGTTGTCCATTCGGACAGTTGAGGGTGAAGGTTGATGTGATGGATTGCCATGATTAGCCTTTCATAAATAGGGATAGGACGGAGCCGATGATGGCACCGATACCGGCTGCCGCGCCAGACCACCAGACCAGTTGACGTTCGAGTGAACGGATGCGTACCTCGTGATCGTCTAGCCGTTCGCGTGCGTTGGTCTGCTTGAGCTCAAGGACTATGTCGTAAACGTCTTTGAGTGTTATTTCGTGGCTGGACATTACTTTTCCTTGGATCGAACTGTTTCGATTGCGGAGTTGATGGTTGCGTCGAAGTCGGCATCGTTGACTCCACCTTTGCCTGCAAAGATGAATGAGATGGCGGCGATGATGCCGAGGACTCCGAGCAGTGCACCGAACAGTGCTGATTGCACAATGTCCATGCCAACTACGGAACCTGCTCCTAGTCCGGTGATGGCTGCGCCGAGTGAGAATGCGGCGATGCGCAGGAAGCGCTTCAGTGTTGTTTTCATTAGGTTACCTTTGCTACTTGTAGATCCATCATCCAGCGGTCTGGTGTGATGTCGTGGTTGATACCGACTACCCGATAGGTGGCCGTTGTTCCCTTGAATGTGACGGTTGCAAGGGAACCGATGTCGAGGTTTGTTGCGACGATGGGGTTTTGTGCTGTGTTCCATCGCAGGGATTGGACTGTGATGGCTGGGTTGGCGAAGTCGACGAGCAGTTCCGCTGTGCGGGTATCCATGACGTTGCTGTATCGGATGGATCGTGACTCGCTGGGGATACCTTCCCATTCGTAAACGTAGGTCAGGTCATCGGTTGTGTCACCACTAAACCATGTTGATGCGGCAGCTGCGGTTTCCATCTGAACGGCGGTTGCGTAGTAACGGAATCCTGTGTTGTTTGCACCACCGTAGACGAATGTGGAGAATACAACAGCGAATGCGGCGTTTGCTGGGGCTGTGGCTGTCACGCTTTTGCGACTCCACCCCGTTGATGTGACGCTTGATGATGTGCCGTTTGATGTTGATATTGTGACCCCGGCATCGGTATACCAGCGAATGTCAGCACGCCCATTCAAGGATGTGGAGTGCCCAACACCTGCTCGCAGGTAAGTGCTGGCAGTGTATTGCGTTGATGGTGTGACGGGGAAGTTTGGGGTACCACCCACATTGTTTGCTCCACCTTGGACGAAGATTACAGTTGCTTGTTGTGCAGTAACTCGACCACGAGCAACGTATCCGCCAACACCCGAAACGGGTTGTGTTGTTCCAGCTGTGAGATAACCTGTTGCACCTGAAGAGTTGGTGGCCAATTCTGCCCGAACAAGTTCAAGGTTTGCGTTACCGCTTAGTAAGCCGAAGTCAGAGATTACAAGACCGGGGTTTGGCATCCAGTTGTATCCGCTTACCTCGGTGCGAAGATTGGTGGTCAGGTCAATTCGACGAGCACCCCAGTTTGTGACCGATGTGGTATCGGAATCCGACCAACCGACGGTGAACTCCTCGAACCTGTCTGAGCCACCGGTGGTGCGCCGAGATCCGATGTTGTCGACGGTTATCTGGTTGACAATATTGGCAGTGTCATACGATGTGGCGATGTCGTTGTAGTAAATGTTTCCGTCGGCCACTGTGTCGGAGAATGCACAGATTGGCAGCGCATAGTCAAAGTCTTGTGCGAACTGTGTGACGTTCTTCTTGTCGACCCACCAGTAAGCCCCTACAGACTGTGTGGCGAGGTCAAAGTGGTCAACCAGTGTGCCAGTGTAAAGATTGTCCTGAACGCGGTAGGCGAGGTCTGTAGCGACTCTGGTCAGTTTGTAGTCGTAGAACCCGACGGACTCCTGAACGCCCACTGTGGACACTGTGAAGGTCTCTGCGAGTTCTATCTCGACGGTGTGGGTTGCCGACGATGCGGTAAACGTGTAGGACGGAATTGTTGCGCCGACCGTGGTCGATGTAAGTGTGACGCTTGTTCCGTTACCGATACCGGTCACAGCGAAACGGTAGATGTTGGCTGGTACAGCTGCGGTGCGGAGAATCGCTTCGCCACTGATGATGTATTGACGGCCGGGTGTCAGGTTGGTGTACGTCTTTTGCATACCGACCGCACCGGTCGTGTATGTTCCGCCGATGACGGTGGACGTGCCTGTGCGCAAGAACCCGGTCGTAGGAGTGAGTGCCGGGATGACAGTGTGAGTCAGTGTGAAAGTGTTGTTGGTTACGGTGCCGAAATTTGCCCAGCCGTCGAGTGGCAAGTCTGGCGGTGTGATGAACCCTGATGCGCTACTGGACGCAACCGATGTTGATCCTGCGGCCGCAGCTGTCGCGTTGACGGCACCAACCTTGACATAAACGGTTGAGCCGTAAGTCAGCCCAGTGATTTTGTAGGTTGTTGCGGTCGTACCGGTGCTGATTGTTGTGGATCCACTAAAGTCGGCATTGTATGACCAGATGATGTTGTAGCTGGTGACGGCTGTGCCACCGTCATCCGATGGTGCTGTCCATGAAAGGTCGACTGCGTTCTCGAGCGCAGCTTGAGCAACCGTAAGCGATGTTGGTGAGTTCGGCACCTGATAGTAAACAACGGAACCTGAAAGTCGACCCCAGTTCGTACCGGCAGGGTCGGTTGTACCCGTAGAACCAGTCTGCCTACCGAAATAGAACCCTGACGATCCGTTCTCGTCGATGGTTACGACGTTGTTACCACCGTTGAGATAGATGCCGTTGAGTGTTTTGAATCCTGATGCGTTAGCGGAAGTGTCGGAAGCGATGGTGAAGTAGCCGGTGTATTGCGAACCGATGCCGATGCGCAAAGACCTTGAGCCACCCTTACCAGCCCAGTAAACCTGAACCGTTGACACCAGAATTGGTTTGTTGCCCAGCGAGTCTGCCCGGCCAGTAGTTGGAAGTGCAACACCATTCGCGGCGGTG